AAACGCTGACCAGCAATACCAGCCATCTTAGACAAGTTCTGCTTGTTAACAGGACCAGCCATAACGATAGATGGTGAGCCACCTTCTGTCCACACCTTCTGAATTACGTCTTTCAGCAATGTCTCGCTGAATGAACGCAAGTTAGTGGTTGTAGCATCAGTACGAGCTGCATCAGGAATGGTTGTGTATGAAGGATCACCACCACCAGAACCTTCGTTTGTATTGGTCTTCAAGAAGGCCAACAAAGCGCCAGTCTTACGAGCGGCAGATGTAGAACCAGCGGCAGCGGCTTGGTTTGCCAACATTGTGGCCTCCATGTCACGCTTAATTTCCGCAGATTTTTTAGCCATTTGGTAGCTCAACTCAGAGCGACGACCTGCCTTGTCAACAGCTTCCAAAGTACCAGCAATGATTACATCCTTACGGCTAATCTGGGTGTAGTTGCCCAAACGAACTGTAGCTGTAACTGCTGTGAAAGAGGTGATGTCATCACCTTCGATCTGGGCATTGGTTGTAACCGCAGCAGCCAAATCATCTGTTTGCCATTCAAAGAAAGTGTTGGTGACGTTCTCACGACCAACATTGCTCATAAATGGAGTCTCTTCTGGAGAGATCTGATAAATAACGTTGGAAAGGTCCTCCCGAACGCCTTTAGCGTCAAATCGGGTATAGGTATTGGTAATAGCAGCCATGATAAATCCTTAAATAAATTTCTCGAAAAGGGATGCGGCATCTCTGACGCTTCCAGTTTGTGCAAGACGCTTTTTTGCGTTATTTATATCACTAGACTTAGAACTTACGCTACCTGTTGAACCTGGAGTTGCCATCTTTGGCGCTTTTTTAATCTTCGCTTGGAATTCTGGACGTTTACTCATCATCTGGTCATACTTCCACGCTTTGTGAAGCGCCAGTAATGCCCGTGAATCTGTAATTGTGTTCAGTTCCTGCTCTGAAAAGCCCAACTGCTGCCCGTACTCCAACAAAGCTTTTCCTTCTGCTTTGGCTTTCTCTGGAGAATTCCACTCTGGAATCTTCTCTTTCAAAACGGCTGTTTCTGCCGCCAAAACAGTATTGATCTGCTTTTGCATTTCAACTTCTCGCAATTGATTAAGTCGCATCTGCTCTGCTTGGACTGCGAATTTCTGTTGTTGTCTGCGCTGATGTGATGTCCATTGACGGGCATATTCAGTCGGGTCTTCAACTTCTAAACGATTCCAATCAGGCTCTTGCGGCTCAAACTCTTGCAGTTTTTGCTGTAATTGTCCTAATACCTGTGCGTATGTTTCACGCTCTGCACGTACTTGCTGAAACTCAGACTCCACAAATTTGCGCTCTTCTGCTAGTTTCTGCGTTTTCCGTGTGTAGTCAGCTTCTCGTTGGTAACCTCGGATAAGTTCTTCCTTCGGGACTTCGATTTCTTTACCATCAACTTTGACGATAAACTTCTCATCCCTTGGAGCTTCTTCCTCGGATTCCTCCTCGTTAGCCTCTACTTCCTCAGAAGATTCCAATGCTTCGTCTTGCGGCTCCGCACCTTCCACTTCCTCAGACTCAGATTCGGATTGCTCCTCCTCTGGTTGCGCCTCTGCACCAGTGTCAACACCCTCTTGAGCGTCTAGCATGGAAGCAAAGCTTTGCGCTGCTTGATTTACTGTAATCGAACCGACTGCTTGTGCGTTATCGGACATATTTACCTCTTAGTTTAACAATCATTCTGCTTTCGGGGGTCTTCCCCGTCTGCGAACAAGGGCAACTTCTGCCATCTTGCCTGTATCCATGACAGAGCGTAACTTAGCTCTCAAGATGTCTATCGTGGTCAAAAGCAAATAAGCTTGCTCTCTGATAGGACCTTCCATCAATTTGGAAGACCTGATTTCACGATAACAGTCATCTTCAATTCGCTTTAACATCTCATTGAGGAGTTCATCCTCAAGAAGTAGTCTGGCTCTGTCTCCTCTTGCGAGGTTAATTTCTAGATCGTCCATTTACATCATTGGTTGGGGCTGTTGAGGGACTTGCGTCTGGCTCATTGCAGCTTGTTGGCGAATTAATTCTCGGTCACGATTCATTGCGGCATCTATTTCCGCACTTTGAATTTGTACACCATATTTCAATTCTAGCTCATATCTACGCAAAATACCATCTTGTTCAATACGATCTCTTTCACGATCATCAGCCATGAGCATTCTTTCACGATCTAACTGTAATTCAGCGGCTTTCTTTTGAATATCAGCTTGAATAGATTGTGCCTGTACTTGAGCCAATATCTCCTCTGGAGTTGGCTTTGGAGCAGGTGGTTCTGGCAACTGGAAATCATTAGGTAATTGATTAAAGTAATTAGCCGAATCTTTAATTCCTGCCAACTGCAACATCTTAGTTAATGTGTTGGTGTACTGTGGTATTGATACAACAGGGTTATTAGGACCAGTCTTTTCAATCAACATTTCCTGACGGGCGGCTACCTGATTCAGAATATTAATTCTGTCTTCAATAGTGCCATCACCAACACCAACATTAACGATGACATCCATCTTTGCATCCCATGACCTTGGGTCAATAGGAACAAAGGTGTTACGCAAACGCACCATACGGGAACGATCTTGGTTCTCAACAACCAATTTCAGGATGCCAGTAAACAGCTTACGCAAGCCAGTTTCAGCAAAGATACGGGCAATCATCTCAATGTGCTGATGTGCGGCATTTACAGTCGCAGAAACAGCGGCTTTGGTGGTGCTTTGGAGAGCATCTGCATCTAATCCTGCGGCAGCTTTAGAAATGCCTGTACGGGTCTGTTTAATGTCATCCAAGTAGTCAAGCATTGGGAATGCGGCTTGACCAACAAATGGAGTGGTAAATGGTTGAACCATACCTGGCGCTCTCATGCGAATAACTGCACCCACCTCGGTGTTCAGCACATCTTCCATGTTGGCCTGACCCTCAACTATCGCTGTACGGGGGTGGATAGATTGAGCCAAGGAGTCTAGGATGCCACGCTGAACATTAGACTTGATTCTCTGGATGTCCATAACGACATCGGCAGGACACATACCAAAGAATGTGTGTGGCTCTGGATCTGGGCAGAAGTCAGCAAACTGTCGCTCAGAAACGATCTCATTGCGGATAACTTTGTTGCCTGTACCAATGGTGCAAATTCTACGCATTTCAGCAATGCCATCGCCATCAAAGTCTACCTTTAAGTAGCCTTCAATGTACATCACACTCTTGCTTGATGGATCACCATTGTTTGCAGTACTGATTACGGCAAATGGGTTGCGAGAAGTGTATTCTTGGTTGTTGTCAAAGTCATTACCATTACCAGATTGTTCAACCATTTCATCATAGTCATAACCCATAGCGACTAGATCGGAAACAGTCTTCATGGTTCTGTGACCAACAAAAGTAGCATCCTCAATGGATTTAGCTCTGCGGTCAATCAAGAACTCTTCTGGTGGCAAAGCCTCAATCTTGACCTTGCCAGATTTAATTCTGCGCTTGATCTCCACATCGTACATCATGGGTGGTGGAGTCATAATGCCTTGAGCTTCATTCATTGGCTCAGTACCAGGCACTGGATACTCACGCACCGCAGAGATCTCTACATTTGGATCACTGGTCAACATCATCATGCTTTGTTCATCAAGCATAGAGAATGACTCTGCACGAACTTCAACAGACTCATCCCACCAGTACTTCACAATACCGCACTTGCGAACCAAAGCATCTTTAAATGCTGAGTGGAGGATCTTAAAGCCAGGATTATCCCGCTTAAAAATGAAGTCAACATAGTCTGTAGCTTGTTCAGCATTCTGAACATCTTCAGGTCCTTGAGGTGCAAACTCAACCACACGCTCTGGGCCAAAGAAAATACGCATCAGGCTTGGCAAAATGCCCTGTACTGTATCTCGTACATCCATTGAAACCACTTGTGAACGACCATCTTCTTCGTCACCAAAGAGATCTCCATAATAGTACTCAGTCGCTAATGCTCGATTGCCACCAATGTCATCATCAATGAAGGATATTGCATCAGTAATTTCGGCAGAGATAACGCCCTGAAGTTGTTCTTCAGACATTACCTCATCTTCCTCCATTTGGCCTTGGAGGGTTTCTGCCATCAACATTGGGTTTTCTTGCATATTATTTCCTTATCGTGAGCCGATATAAGGGAGGATTCCAGAGCCAGTATTCTGTAGTAAAGAAGGGATGCCACCAACGTAATTGTTAGCCATACCACCATATGCCATACCTGCTTGCGGGAGCATGAGAGATTTCTCATCTTCTTTAGGATTAAAAGAGTATTTAAATGTAGATTTAGCCATATCGCCCATTGTGGCGTTTGGATCTGTGATGCCTTTAAAGGCTTCTACTGTTGGGTTAATTTGTTGGTTAACCATACTGCCCATATAGTTGCCAAATTCAGCACCCATAGATGCTGGCGCTGCACCACCACCTGCAACTGCCTCTGACATAGCGCCTTCTGTGGCGGCTGATTTAAGCGATTCCATAAAGGCGGCAAGTAAGGCTTCCATTATTCTTCCTCGTCCATTTCGTATTCTGTTTTAGCCATCATCAACATATTCTGTTGATTCTTGGTCATTTTCTTGGTGATAGGTCCACCAGATAACCATGCGGCACAGGTACGCTCACCTGCACATTTAAAGTCAAACAGTTCACAATAACCGAGATTAGCCGCACCTTGGACATCTTTGGCATAGCCATCAGTCTCTTCATCAATACCTTTTAAGATGCAGTCTAGCATCTCAGGGGTTTGAATGAAGGCAGCGCAATTACCGCAACGCATCTCTTGAACATCATCAATAGATACTGACCACATATCAGCAAGGTTCTGCCAGTACTCTTCGTTTTCCTCTTCAGGATTAGCAGGACCATAGTCAACATTCTTGATAGCCCAATTACGAGCCTTCAAGTTAGCTTCAATGTCATAGGTTGCGATAGGGCATTTCATAATTATCTTGATCTTAAGCTAGATAGAGGAACATCATACGAGTCTTCTGGGAATATTGCTCGTCTTTGCTCTGGGGTGAGCATTCGTCTTTCTGCTGCAGCTCGAGCCATTGCTTCACCCTGTAGCATTCTATATTGTTCAAAGGCAGTCATGTTTGGCAAATCTTTAAATTGCGACTCCATGCCACCAGATTGCCAACCTTCTAGATTCTGAACGCCATGCTGTAACTCATGTGTTACTGATTTTAGAGCGCCAGGCTCTGTTTGATTGCGTATATCAGTAATGCCTTTGCCACCAAATGTTCTTGAATAACTTGCTGTATTTGCCGATTCTGGCAACCACTCAGGCAACTTAGTAACTTTCATTCTATCTGTTGTCAATAATTGAGGATACGCAGAATACAAATCTTGATTTCTGTACATACCACCAATAGGACCTTCCAATCCACCCATGTAGTTATTGGCTTTTGACGCTATAGATTGTTCAAAGTTAGTTCTGAATTCAGCAGTATTGTCAGGAATCTCTTGCGACCATTTGTTTTCTGGAGTTCTCCAGTTACCAGTTGCACTCCAAATCTCTCTTGGAGTTGCACCTTTTTCTTCCATATTTCTAGCAACAGCGTTTGAGGCGGCATCCCAAGTTTTTGACTTAGGACCAACAAATATTTGTCGTTGTGTCCCTTGTGCTAAGTCTTGCAGAATACCTGCTGGCGCTCCACCACGATCCATAATCTGTGGAACTACTCGTTCCGCAATTCTTTCACCAGCTCGACCAACAGCCATACCCGCTTTATTTGCAGCACTTGGTACTGGTGATAATGTCATCAAAGCATCTGCTGTCTCTGGTTTTAATAAAGGCACGTTAGCACGATTTACATTGGTAATAGCGTTTAACAATCCCGTAGGACTTTCGGCATAAGCGGCACGTTCTATAGTCTTAGGAATACCTGTGCTTTCAATTAGACGGCCTAAACCTTGTAGTTGCTGAGTTCTATTGGGATTTCTCATATATCCAAGTAAACCTTGGATAGCATCATTTGACAATCCAGTTAATGGATTGGCATAAGGAGTAGCCTTAAGTTCAGCCATATTATTACCATTTAACCTTGTTAGCCCAGTATGCGGCACTCATCTTGCCTTTGGCAATATTCTGAGCATGACGGGCTTTGAATGCTTCGTTTCTCTTAGATCCATCAGGACTACCAGAAACACCTTGTTGACCAAAGCGAATTAACTTTACTTCGTCACCAGATTTAGCCAATACAGCATGGCTTTTCTTTGGGTGGTTAGGAGTTTTCTTTGGCTTGTTGTAACCAGAAAATTGCTCTGAACCACGCTTAATCATTTTTTCTTAGCAGTCTTAGCCGCTTGTTTAAAGTCTTTGGCAGTAGGAGCGCCCTTAGTGCCAGGCTTACGCATCTTTTCCTTAGAGCCAGCCTTTATGCGCTCTTGTTTGGCATTGATGTTGGCATAGAGTCCAGGTTTCATTTCTTGCTCCGATTAGTAGCGGTTCTAGATCCACGCTTGGGCATAGCACGGGCTTCGCTCATTGCGATAGCGACAGCTTGGTTTCGGGATTTAACCTTCTCACCAGAGGAAGACTTGAGCTTGCCACGCTTATATTCCCCCATTACCTTGCCAATCTTGTTGGCGGCATCATCCATGTTCATAGGAATCTCCAATATAGGTTTCTTGATATTACCATAAATAAAAAAAAGAGCTACTTATTAGGTAGCTCAAAAGTGGCAACGGCAATCAGACAAGTCCTCGGATTAACCTTTTAATCGGTTTACCCCAAGAATTGTTTGATCCCCATGAGATGGTGGCGGCATCGGAGGCAAATGTCAACACAAAAGCATCAGCCATGTCAGGAGATTTAAGTCCTCTCCTGCGAATATCATCCTT